CCCAGACTCAGAAGAATATATGTGTACATATAACATTGAGATAGAAGGAGGCCAGACTAGGATTCTGCCTAATACAATTTTACTTCACAGAAAGAAAGAATCTAATACTTTATACACTATAAACGCCTTGAATACTTTGATCAAGACTTTAAATAATGGTGTTCTAGATTCTACTTTTCCTATTAACTGGCCAGACTACAAGAACTCAATCTTGTTAACTCAAGGAGAAGATTTGAAAAGGCTTAATACAACTATTCATAAGATAGTTGCTATTTAACTAGAAAGATTAATTTTTCTATACAGCCTTTCTGTCTTACATTTATCGAAATTAGTTATATTATGGATATATCAGTTATCAAATCAAGATTGTCGGCTCTACAAAATCCACGTGGAGGACAAAAGAAGGACCTAAGCCAAACTATTTGGAGGCCTACCGTGGGTAAACACTCAGTACGTATTGTGCCTTCAGTGTTTAATAAACAAAATCCATTTAAAGAAGTCTACATGCATTATGGTATCAATAATCGTACCATGATTAGTTTGACTAACTTTAATGAAAAAGATCCTATCGTTGAATTTGCTCAAGGACTTCGCAAGTCAAGTGAACGTGACAATTGGCAACTAGCTAAAAAGCTTGAACCAAAAATGCGTGTATTTGCTCCTGTGATTGTTCGTGGTGAAGAAGACAAGGGTGTTCGTCTTTGGGAATTTGGTAAACAAGTTTACATGGATTTACTCTCTATTGCAGAAGATGAGGATGTAGGAGATTATTCTGATCCAATCAATGGCCGTGACATTACAGTTGAAACTGCTGGTAAAGAAACAACAGGTTTGATGTATAATACATCTACTGTTAGGGTTAGAACAAAATCTACTCCGCTTTCTGATGATGCAGAAAAAGTAAAACTATGGCTTGAAACACAACCTGATCCTTTAACTCAATTCAAAAGGTATTCTTATGACGAGATGAAAGAAGCACTTCTTAAACATCTTAATCCGGAAGAAGAATTGAAAGAACAGGCTGATGCTGTAGAGGCTAAACCTCAAGCTGATCTTCCATGGGAAAAGCCAGCACAAGGCGAATATACTTTGAACACTAGTAAGTCAAGTGTAGATTCCGCAATTGATGATCTTTTCGATATCTAATCAAATCCCCAACTTCGGTTGGGGTTTTTTAACTAAAAGTTTTGTATGGCAAAATCAGTAACAGGCGCCGTGTCTAGCGCAATCAAAGACATTTCAGGTTTAGAAAAATTTAAGAAAGGTAAAAACCTTTCAACTAGTGTAGTATTTAAAGAGCAGAAATGGATTCCTCTTTCTCAAGCATTTCAAGAAACACTACAAATCCCAGGTATTCCAGTTGGACATATTACTTTATTAAGAGGACACTCGGATACAGGTAAAACTACTGCGCTTCTTGAAGCAGCGGTTAGTGCACAAAAAATGGGTATTCTTCCTGTATTCATTATTACAGAGATGAAGTGGGATTGGAGTCATGCTAAAGAAATGGGATTTGAATATGAAGAAGTAGCAGACCCAAATACTGGTGAAGTTATTGATTATAAAGGTTTCTTCTTATATATTGACCGTGAGAAGTTAGAATGCATTGAAGATGTATCAGCATTTATTGCAGATATTCTTGATGAGCAAAAGAGAGGAACTTTACCTCATGACATTTGTTTCTTCTGGGATTCTGTAGGATCTATTCCTTGTAGGATGAGTGTTGAAAAATCAACAAACAATAACGAATGGAATGCAGGTGCAATGTCTCAACAATTTGGTAACTTCATTAATCAAAGAATTGTATTGTCTCGTAAAGCATCACAACCTTATACAAATACGCTTGTAGCAATCAATAAGGTTTGGGTTGCAAAGCCTGATTCACCTATGGGCCAACCTACACTTAATAATAAAGGTGGCAATACAATGTATTTCGACTCATCACTAGTAGTTACATTTGGTAATATTGCTAGAGCTGGTACAAATAAAATCAAAGCTACCAAAAATGGTAAGGAAGTAGAATTCGCTAAGAGAACCAGAATTAGTTGTGATAAAAACCACGTTACTGGAGTAACAGCGGTTAATAAAGTTATCATGACAGTTCATGGATTTATCAAGGATGATAAAAAAGAACTTGATGAATACAAAAAGAAGTATTCTGATCAATGGACAAAAGTTCTTGGATCAAGTACATTTGATGTTGTAGAAGAAGAAACAGCGCTATCTCCTGACATTTTTGATACAGAAGATTAATGAATAAAGAATATCAAAAAATATTCAACTCTCTCAAATCAGAGAAAGCTGAAGAATCACTCAATAGTAGAGTTCTACTTATTGATGGATTGAATACCTTTCTAAGAGCATTTACTGCAATTGGTTGGGTTAATAAAGATCTATCTCATATAGGAGGTTTAACCGGTTTTTTACGTTCTTTAGGGTATGTAATTAAATTGGTTAGACCAACTAGAGTGATTGTTGTGTTTGATGGTCAAGGATCATCTACCAACAAAAGATACATCTATCCAGAATACAAAGCAAATAGAGGTCTTAATAGAGTTACTAATTGGGATTCATTTGATTCTCAACAAGACGAATCAGAAGCTATCACACATCAGATTGTTAGATTAATATATTATCTAAAAACACTTCCTGTTGATCTTATATCTATTGACAAGATTGAAGCAGATGATGTAATAGGATATATAACAGGTAAATTAGATGGTGAGATAACTATTATGTCTAGCGATAAAGATTATCTACAGTTAGTATCAGATAAAATAACAATCTACTCTCCTACGAAAAAAAGATTCTATGATCAAGATCTTGTTTTAACAGAGTTTGGAGTTACACCTAAAAACTTTTTAACACAAAAGGTATTATTAGGTGATTCTGGAGATAATGTCCCAGGTGTAAAAGGTTTAGGAGCTAAGACTATGCTAAAACATTTTCCTGAACTAGGATCTGATAAACAAGTTACCCTAGATGATATATTACAAAAATGTGAAGGTAAGCATAAAATATTAGAATCTATTAAGAACTACGAATTTCAACTTAGAATAAATAAGAAGTTGATGGACTTAAAAGATCCTAATATTCCTGAAGAAGCAATAGAAGAAATAAATAGTGTTTTACTAGATCCAAAAAAGATATATGATTCACAAGAATTCTTAAATTTGTATCATGAAGATCAATTAGGGAATTCAATACCTAATGTTCAATCATGGTTGTTTAATCATTTTCACGATCTACAAAAATATAAATAAGTTATGTCGGCATTAAATCAGTTACAGCAATACGGTATTAGTTTTCAAATTAAAGTATTATCAAGTTTATTAAAGCATAAAGAGTTTCTACAAAACATACACGATATTCTTGATACAGAGATGTTTGATAATCCAGCGCATAAGTGGATAGTCGGTGAGATATTAAGATACTATTACAAATATCATACAACACCGTCAACAGATACTTTTCAAGTTGAAGTAAGAAAGATTGAGAATGAAGTACTTAAAGTTAGTGTAGTAGAGCAATTAAAAGAAGCATTAAAAAGTTCTAATGAAGATAGAGAATATGTAGAGCAAGAATTTAGTAGCTTCTGTAAAAATCAACAAATCAAAAAGGCTATCTTAAATTCAGTAACGCTTCTTGAAAAAGGTCAATACGATGATATTAAGTACATGATGGATCAAGCTTTAAAAGCAGGTCAAGAAAAGTCTATAGGTCATGAATACGAAAAAGATATTGAAACAAGATATCGTGAAGAAGAAAGGGCTCCAATGCCAACATTTTGGCCACACATTAATCAGTTATTAATGGGAGGTTTAGGTATAGGAGATTTAGGTATTATATTTGGTAATCCTGGTGGAGGTAAGTCTTGGATGCTTGTTAATATAGGAGCGGAAGCAGTTAAAAGAGGGTATACTGTCTGTCACTACACATTAGAACTTTCTGAATATTATGTAGGTAAACGTTATGACGCATTATTTACAGGTATTGATGTACAAAACGTACAAAAAAATAGACAAACTATTGAAGAGACTGTTAGTAAAATTAAAGGTAAACTAATTATTAAAGAGTTTCCTATGGGAAAAGCTACTACTCACACAATTGAATCACATATTCAAAAGTGTAGAGATCTAGGCTATCCCCCAGATTTAGTTATTATTGACTACGTTGACTTGTTAAAAAGTAAAACTAAATCTATAGACCCTAAAGATGCAATTGATGATGTGTATAGTGCTACAAAAGGTATGGCAAGAGAACTTAAAGTTCCTATTTGGACGGTATCTCAGGTTAATCGTGCAGGTGCAAAAGATGATGTGATTGAAGGAGATAAAGCAGCGGGATCATATAACAAAATGATGATTGCAGACTTTGCAATGTCTTTATCTAGAAAAAGGCAAGATAAGGTAAATGGAACAGGTCGTATTCATATTATGAAAAATCGTTATGGTATGGATGGTATGACTTACGCTGCAAAAATAAGTACTAATAACGGATATATAGAAATTAGCCCTGATAGTATGGATGATGATGAACTAACATTTGAAACGTCTACGCCGGTAACAGGATCTAATAAATCTTTTAACTCAGGTTTAGATAAGGATGAAAAAGCTTACCTTGCAGGTAAATTTTTTGAGCTAGGATTATAAATTAACCCAAAAAGGTCATATTTATTAGAGAAAATACAGACATATGAATTTTTTGATTGACTTATTTAGAAAAGCAATAAAAGGAGATAATTTTAGACCTACGGCGACTCCTTTTAAGTATAATGACCAAATTGCCCAGCTTAATTCTGTTAACCCTAATCAAGCTAGCAAATTGAATACTAACACAATCAATAAGATTCAGAAGACTAAACCCACCTTGACTCAAAGTACCTCAGGTAACTCGGTACTTCCAGGAACTAAGTAATTAGTTCAAACACAACAGATCTTAAATTAATTAGGTTATGACTAGACTAGAAGGAAATAAAACCTTTTAGAGGCTAAAGTATTTTTTAAACTTTTATAAAACAAAAAAAATGGACATCACGCAAAAAATTTTATCTGAGATCACGGTTTATAACAAATATGCTAAGTATTTACCGGATATTAGAAGGCGTGAAACATGGGATGAAATAGTTACGAGAAATAAGGAAATGCACCAACAAAAGTTTCCTTTGTTATATAATGAAATTGAAAACGCTTACAAACTCGTGTATGATAAAAAGATTCTTCCATCAATGCGTTCAATGCAGTTTGCAGGGAAACCCATTGAAATTAATAATGCTCGTATATTTAACTGCTCTTTTGCTCCTGTTAATGATTGGCGTGTATTCTCAGAAATAATGTTTCTTCTTTTAGGAGGTTGTGGTGTAGGATATTCAGTTCAACGTCATCATGTTGATGAACTTCCTGAAATTATTAAGCCTATTAAAGAAAAACGTTTTTTAGTTGGTGATTCTATTGAAGGTTGGGCAGACGCTATTAAAATATTAATGAAGTCTCATCTTGTAGGTGGGCCTAGACCTAAATTTGATTTTCGTGATATCAGACCAAAAGGCGCAATGTTAATTACCGCAGGAGGAAAAGCTCCTGGACCAGAACCTTTGAAAGAATGTTTATTTCAGATACAAAAGATTCTTGATCGTAAAGAGACCGGTGATAAATTAACTCCGATTGAATGCCATGATATTATTTGTTATATTGCAGATGCAGTATTATCTGGAGGTATTCGTCGTGCTGCATTAATTAGTCTATTCTCTTTTAATGACGAAGAGATGCTTACGTCTAAGTTTGGTAATTGGTGGGAACAGAATCCTCAAAGAGGACGTGCGAATAACTCAGCAGTTATACTTCGTGATCGTATTCAGAAAGAAGAGTTCATGGATCTTTGGAAAAAAATAGAATTATCTAATGCAGGTGAACCTGGATTTTTCTTAACTAATGATAAAGATTGGGGAACTAATCCATGTGCTGAAATTGCACTTAGACCATTCCAATTCTGTAACTTGTGTGAAGTTAATGTATCTAATCTTGAGTCTCAAGAAGATTTAAATGAAAGAGTTAAAGGTGCAGCATTTATTGGTACACTTCAAGCTTCATATACAGACTTCCACTATCTACGTGATGTTTGGAAAAGAACTACGGAAAAAGATGCTTTAATTGGTGTTGGTATGACAGGCATTGCATCTGGTGCTGTATTGAAATTAAACATGAAAGAAGCTGCACAAATAGTAAAAGAAGAAAATGAAAGAGTAGCAAAAATTATTGGTGTTAATAAAGCAGCAAGATGTACAACAGTTAAACCTTCAGGAACAACTTCGATGGTTCTTGGAACATCATCAGGTGTTCATGCGTGGCATGATAACTATTATATCAGGCGCATGAGGCTCGGTAAAAATGAAGCTCTTTATACCTATCTCTTAATTAATCATCCAGAGTTGGTAGAAGATGAATATTTCAAACCACAATCACAAGCTGTAGTGTCGGTTCCTCAGAAATCTCCTGAAGGAGCTATCACAAGGTCGGAGTCAGCAATGGATTTGCTTCATAGGGTTGAAAAACTTCACAAAGAGTGGATTAAACCGGGCCATCGTTCTGGAAGGAATACTCATAATGTATCTGTAACAATTTCTCTTAAGCCTGAGGAGTGGGTTGAAGTAGGTGAGTGGGCATGGGCAAATAGAAATAATTACACAGCTTTGTCTTGTCTACCTTATGATAATGGTTCATATGTTCAAGCTCCTTTTGAAACTATTACTAAAGAAAAATTTGATGAGTTAGTTAGTACGCTTCATGAATTAGATTTATCTCAAGTAGTAGAATTTTCTGATAATACAGATCAAAAAGGAGAGTTGGCTTGTGCAGGAGGGGCTTGTGAGATAGTATAATATTTATTCTCACATGCCTTTAACACTATTAAACAATAATAATTTAGGAAATTTCTCCTTGGTCAATCAAAATAATCAAGGAGGATTTTCTATTTTTAATAGTGGATCAATAGAACCAACTACTACTACAACAACTACTACAACCACCACGACTACTACTAGTACAACAACAACTACAACTACTGCAGGACCTTCAATATTCTATTCTAATTTTGAACAATATATTGTTGGAGGTGTAAGACAAGCTAGTACTTATGATTTAGTTAGAACTAATATTTCAACAAGTAGAAGAATAATTGTAACTAGTACAATAACAGTAACAGGTTTTAAATTTATAAGAATACCTCCTGATAACTGGTCAAGTATAACAGGATATTCTGTTACTGGTACAATAGCTGTAGTAGCAGGAACTGGAGCAACAATTGATGGAGGGTCTTCAAGTAAGAGCCTTAATACCAAATCAACAGTTAATATTCCGTCTGTTGTTGCACAAAGAGCAAATACTACATCACAATATGACACTTATGATGTAAGGCCTGTTGATAATTCTTCAACAACATTAACAGCAGGTCAATATACTATTACCTTATTTGGAACGGGAGCTAATATGGATATGGCAACATTAACTACTGCTACTTTCCCAATAAATACAAGCGGTGTAGTGTATCCATCAGGATCTGCTACCCATCATGTAATGCAAGTATTTTAATCAAACCCTATAAAATGAAAAACAAAGTGGAAGAAAACGTCCACTACTATTTAGAAAACGGTAGAGTGGTCTTTACAGAATTGTTTCACTTGCAACGAGGATCTTGTTGTGGTTCTGGTTGCAGGCATTGCCCGTATGACCCAGAATATATAAAAGGTACTACAAAGAAAAAAGATAGAAATTTAGAAGAAGATTTTATATTTGATAAAATATGACTATGACTTTTACCATAACTCCAGAGTATTTATATTTGTCAGTAACTTTGATTTTAATGTTAATCCAAGTTATTCAATGGAGAAAAATAGCTAAACTTAAAAGAGAACTAGAAGATGTTTGGGCACAAATTAGTATATTAGCTATGTCTGCTGGAGGTATGTTAGATAAAATAAAAAAAGATCTAGATGGAAAACAAGACAAATGAAGAATCAAAAGGCTTAGGTGATACTGTTGCTAAGGTTACTCATGTTCTTAAACTAGATGTATTAGCAGATAAAGTCGCTCACGCTATGGGTAAAGAAGACTGCGGATGTAATCGCCGTAGAGAAAAGCTAAACGAGTTGTTTCCTTACAAAAAGAAAGAAGAGTAAGTTATGAATAAAAGTTATGTTACTGTTGATTCGATTGACAAATTAAAAGAGTTGATCGAACATATAAAGTCGTGTGAAATAATTGCGTTTGATACTGAGACTAACAGTCTTAATCCTCGCAAAGGTAAGATCATCGGCTTTTCTGTCTCTGGTGAAGTTGGTAAAGGATACTATATGCCAACTATGATATTCAAAGATAATGAACTTCAAGACGCTGTCATTGAAGGTAAACTAGCACATGATCTTGCAAAGAAAACAATCTCTCTATTAGTTGGTAAAAAACTAGTGATGCATAACGCATCATTTGACGTTAGATTCGTTAAATGCTTTTATGATGTAGATTTACTTTCTTCACTACATGTAGATACAATGTTACTTGTTCATACAGTAAAAGAAGAAGGTGCTGGCTTCATGGGAGGTTCTGCATTTGGCCTTAAAGATATTGCTAAAATGATTCAACGTGAAATTGGTCTTGACGTTGAAATGGCAGCAAACGAAGAACAAATAAAGATGAAAGAGTCTATCAAAAATAATGGTGGACAAATCACAAGAGACAATTATGAAATATGGAAAGCAGACCTTGAATTACTTTCAGAATATGCATCAGCAGATACTGACTTAACTCTTAGAGTGTATAATCATTTCATGAAGACACTTAAAGATGAAGGTCTAGAAAAGTTCTTCTTTGAAGATGAAGTAATGCCACTTTACAAAGAGGTTACTATTCCTATGGAACAAGTTGGTATTAAACTTGACATGGAACTTATAAAATCTAGTCGTGCTAAAATTATAGAAAAGCTACAAGAATATGCAGATTTAGTAACAAAAGAACTTCTTAAGAATCCTGATGTTAGAGCATGGGTAGTATATAAAGCTCAAGATGCATATCCACCAAATAATAAAGGTACATTTGCTCAAGAGCTAGTTAAAGAAATGAAGTTTGATTTAGAACAATCTGCTAAGACTGGTAAGTATACAGTAACTAAGTCTGCACTAATGAGACTTCCTGAATGTTCTGCTAAACATTTTCTACTTCATGGCGACGCTGCTGTATTAGATCGTGATGTTAGTATGAAGATTAGTATGAAGTTATGGAGAGAAGATAATGACGGAGGTTATTTCAATATTCAGTCTAAAGATCAACTTGGTGAAATTGCTTTTGGTGTATTAGGTATTAAACCTTTGTCTACTACAAAAACAGGTAAACCTCAATTTGATGATGACACAGTTCAATCAATAGCAGGTAAATACGAATGGGCAAAGAATTTACGCATCTACAATAGACTACTTAAGATCAAGAGTACTTACATGGATCGTTTCTTAGATGCTCAAGAAGACGGTAGATATTACTTCTATTATAAACAACATGGCACAGTATCAGGACGTTATGGTTCTGATGCGCAACAGCTTCCTAGACCTAAAGAAGAAGGTGATGATGAACCAATTGTAATTGAATACAATAACTTGATTCGAGCATTCTTTATTCATGATGAAGGAAACATATTTGTAGATTGTGACTATGAATCACTTGAGCCTCACACATTTGCTCACGTATCTGGTGATGAAGGACTAAAAGATATTTTTAGAAACAACTGGGACTTCTATTCTACTATCGCAATCAAAACAGAAAAACTAAATCAATATTCACCAGATAAAAAAGCACCTAACTTTCTTCGTAAGCTTGAACCTAAGTTGAGAAATAAAGCAAAGGCATATGCTTTGGGTATTCCTTACGGTATGGGAGCTTATGCACTCGGCATGACTCTTGGTATTCCTACTAAAGAAGCTAAGAAGCTTGTTGATGGTTACTTAAACGGGTTTCCTGAACTTAAGAACTGGATGGAAAGATCTAAAAAGCAAGCTAAGGAAAAAGGATACGTTAGTACTCAAGTTGGTCGTATTCGACATCTTCCTAAAGTAAAAGCTATTTACGATAAGATTGGTGATGACTTACTTGATTGGAATATCAAGAAAGAAATGGAAAGACAATATGGTGTAGATCAAATTAAGAATCTTAGTAGAGACTACATCAATGGACTAAATAACTCTTGTAACGTACAGATTCAAGGTCTTGCAGCATCAATCGTTAACCGTGCAGCATTGGCTATCAATAGAAAGTTCAAAGAACTAGGTATACGCGGCTGGGTATGTGCCCAGATCCATGACCAGTTAGTTATCGAGGTAGAAC